GTTAAACGACATTCAAGTTCGCTATTACGCAGCTTAATATTTAGTGTAATGTTTACACAAGAGGAGGGGTTGATCTCCCTCCTCTACTTTTTATAAACCAGGATTATAACAATGACCCTAAATCTCAAAAGCTTACTAGTTCCTTCTAAAGAAGTAGAGGTAGAATTTCCAGGAATGCCTGATTTTAAAATCCAGGTATGTTTCCTTTCACGTGAGACACTACTGAATATTCGCAAGAAGTCTACTAAAGTAACCTTCAAGAATCGCAGCCCTCAAGAAGAGTTTAATGATGAGCTATTCTTAGAGCTATACGTGCAAAATGCTATCAAAGGTTGGAGTGGCTTAAAGCTAAGTTACTTAGAGCAGCTAGCCCCAGTAGATCTAACTGGTCAAGATTTGGAAGCTACACTAGAGTATACGCCTGAAAATGCGTTGTACTTAATGAAAAACAGTACTGGATTTGACAGTTTTATCAGTGAACAGGTAAATGACCTGGGAAACTTTTCGAAGAGCAACTAATACAACTGCGAAAGATGTTGGTTAGTTACTTTCAAAATACAAGCGTAAGTATGACGCGAGAACAGTATTTTGAAATGTGCGAAATGTTGGGCAGTGAACCAGTAGAAGAAGAAATTCCTGTAGATTTAAACGATTTTCCCACAGAAGTGCACCAAGCCTTTACAGTTTACAGAATGTTAAATGATAACTGGGAAGGTATGAGTGGTACTTATATGGGAAAAATGTTTGTTGGAGTTAAAGACATATTGGAAGTAGCCCAAGTAGACCCACAAGATTATGGCATTACTATAATGTTATGTAAAATAATCGACGAAGTACGAGCACAACAAATTAATAAGAAACAAGAAAAGCCCGCTAGCACAAGCTGAGCGGGCTTTTTTACGCATAAAATTTTTTGCATTGACACCATTATGCCTGTGTGATATAATGGTGATATTTGCAAGCTCACGCTAAATTTTTTGGGTTTGAGCAAAACGGTAGCCAGGAGAAACTATGGCAAGTGGAGACATTAATTTAAACCTTAATGTTCTTGATAAAAGCGGCACAATTAAGAGCCGCACTCAGGAAGCTAAGGAATTAAACAAAGAATTAGATAAGGCTGCCAACAGAACCACAGGCACTCGCAGTGGTAGTATGGCAGCTAAACGAGCAGGATTTCAGCCTGCTGAAGGTGGTATTAGCGACCAAGAGTATAATCGTGGCCGCGGTGCGGCAGGTATAACTGGTGCAGGTGCACGAGACTTTGCAAACCAAGCGCAAGGTTTGGGTGGCTTAGTTAGATTATATGCAACTTATGCAGCTAACGTATTTGCTGTAGGTGCGGCTTTTGAAGCACTACGCAGCTCTATGGCAACGGATATAATGATTCGTAGCATGGATAGATTAGGTGCTAGTAGTGGTATAGCATTGGGTGGTTTGGCAAAACAGTTCGCTTCTGCAACTGACGGGGCAATTAGTTTTCGTGAAGCAGCAGAAGCTGCTACAAAAGCTACTTCCGCAGGTTTAAGTACCAAACAGTTTATGGAACTTGGTACAGTGGCTAAGGGTGCTTCACAGGCATTAGGCATATCAATGAACGACGCCGTTAGTAGACTAACACGAGGTATTGTTAAGTTAGAGCCTGAATTACTGGACGAATTAGGTATTTTTACTAAGATTGGTCCAGCAACAGAACAGTATGCTAGAAGTATTGGTAAGACCGCTGATAGCTTAACAGACTTTGAGCGCCGCCAGGCTTTTGCTAATGCCGTATTAGCAGAAGGCAAAGAGAAATTTGGAGCTATTGCTGGTGATTCCAATCCTTATGATAAATTACTAGCTAGTTTAAAAGATACGGCGCAGCAAATACTTAGCGTTGTTAATGGCCCTATATCAAAATTAGCAGGAATACTTGCTGATAACATAGGCCTTATAGGGGCAGCAATAGCATTGGCCGCTATAAAGATTACTCAGCAAGCGCTACCAGCATTACTAGACTGGAGAAAAAGCTTAGCAACTGCAGCCAAAGATGCTGCTGAACGTGCTGCCGAAATCAGTTCTACCTATCAATCTAATATTGTAGAGTCTCTGGAAAAACAAGCTTTAATTCCCGACCTAAAAGAAAAAATACAAGCATCTAAGGCAGAAGTGGTTAAAGGTGCGAAAGAAATTTTAACTGCACGAGATGGTGCACTTTCAAGATCGAAAGCCACCGTTAATATCTTAGAAAAAGCAAAAACAGGCCAAGAATTAGACTATAAAGAAATTTCTCAGCTAAAGCGAGATTCTACTAGACTGTCAAAACTTGAAGGCGAAGAAAACCAGCGGGTAGCTGCCAGTCTACGTTCGGTTGCCGCAGCTGCAGCAAATACCAAAAGAGAAATACTTCAGTTAAATCAAGCGTATGAATTCCAAGTTGCTCCACAAGCAGACAAACCTATACGACGTATATCTGGGGAAGGTAGAAGAGTAGCTAATGCACGAAATGCGGCAAGAGACGTAACTGTAAGTAATATACTAGAAGATTTACCGGATCAAATAAGTAAAAAAGGCTTAAAGACTGGTTTACTGGACTTATACTCAGAAGTCGACGCTAGAAAGGATTTAGGCAGATTAGATAAATTTAAAACAAAAGCTCGTGGAACTATAACCGCAGTAGCAACCGAAGCAGGAATCTGGCTAAAATCTTTTAGTTCTTTAGTTGGTTACGTAGGTGCTGCAGTAGGCGCTTATCAGCTACTAGATAGCATATTTAGCAATGCTGGCAAAGCCTTGGATAGTTTTAGAAGCGCGGTGGATAGTGTTAGCGATACAGTAAATACTGCGACCAATGTAAACGAAAAGTATATGGGGTCGCTATCACCAGAAGCACTTAATGCGCGTGCTACAGCACTTGGTGGTATTCGTGATAAAATGGACGAAATACGTTCAAGCTTTTTAAGTGCTAAAAACGAATTTAGTTGGTGGGACACTGCCAAGAACTTTATTAAAGAAATTTTTGGACAAGGCATAAATAGTGATCTAAGGGACGGGCTATCTTCTCTTATTTCTGGAGCGATAGCCAGTTTGCCTGCAGGCCCTTTACGAGATCAGTACGAGGCTAAACTACAAAAAATAACTGGCGCTATTGATCCTGCCAAAGCTATATCAAAGCTAGGCGGTGCAAAGCTGCAAGCTGTAGCCAGAGATATTGCTGATGTAACAGATGCTGCTTTTAAAGGCTTAGATAAATCTCGCAGAGATAGTGAGGCCGTAGCCGAAGCAACAAAAGCTTTAGATACAAGCTATCAAAACTTCAGAAATTCGGCAACATCTTTAGATACAACACAAAAATTCTTGTTAGACCTAATAAATAACAGCGCTAGACTAGCGGAGTCTTTTAAAACTACAGAAGGAGCGGCAAGCTCATTTATTAGGATACTAAGAGGACAGGAAAAACTAGAGTTATTAGGCCCAGATGCAGCAGCCAGAATAGCTGGTTTACGAGATGAGTTCTCTAGGCTACAAGCGGAGCAGCAGTCGCTGTATAATCAAAGAATAGCGGCCGAACGCAAGCTAAAAGATTTAAATGCGGATCAAGCAACAGCTAGAAATGCAAGGGGTCGGTTCCGACAACAACAAATAGATGATGCAAAAGAAGCTATAAGAGCACTAGACCCACAGTTTAGAGAAATAGAGAAACGACTAAGTTCACTTGGTATTAGTGCCGGACAGATAATAGCTGCAGATATTACCAGACAGTTTGATCTTATTTTAGCTCAATTTAAACTAAAGCAAGAACAAGATAGAATAGCCGCTACTAGTTCCGTATTAAAAAATGTACCTTTCCAATCTGAAGCGTCTATAAAGCTACAGTCTACACTAGATAAGCGTCAAATAGACGTACAGACATCTTTAGCGCTTTCTAATAATAATTTAATAAATTCTATAGATGCACTAAATGAAACTATTAAACTTGAACAGGCTGAAAAAAATCTAGAAAATATCAAGAACGCTCCGATTGGTAGAGGTAGAGGAGGTAATATTGCTGATAGGGATGCCGCAATAAATCAAGCTCAAGCAGCTTACGATGCTCAGTTAAAAGTCTCTAATGCTGTTCAAAGTGGTAGTTTAAAAGGCTTAAGTAGTCAAGAGATAGCTAACTCCCCTGCTTTAAGAACTTTAAGTTTACGCCAGAACAGTGCTGCAGTTATACAAAATAAAGCTACACTAGAAAAGAGATTAGTTGATTTTAACGCAGAATTCTCTGCACTTAAACTTGGTAGTGATAGAACCATTCAAGCACTTGACGCAGAACAGAAAAGAATAGCTACTGAGAGAGATAACGTGCTTAAAGCTGGTGGCTTATCGCAAACAGAGATCACCGCTACACAGCAAGAAGCTCAGATGCAAATAGATAATCTGGAAAATACTAGAAAACTTGTATTACAGGGGCTACAAACTAACCAAAACGCAACTGTAGCCAGATACTTAAAAGAGTTTAATAGTATGCGAAACGGACCTGTTGCTGAGCTAATAAAAGGTACGATCGATGCAGCAGCAGAACAGATTCAGATATTAGCATCGCAATCTTCTGAGCAAACTGCACTTTCTCAGCAAGGTCAATCAGCCGCCCTAGCTTTAGATGCCTCAAAAACAAATGCTGCAACAAAGTTTCAAACCAGAGAGTTACAAGCCACACAAGATCTTAGAGGTGGTCAACAAAGGTTCGACGATAATGCTGCCACGGTAGCATTAGCAAGAAGTGAACTTGATATTGCAAAAGAAAGACAGACTATAACAGATAGTCAATATACTAGACTAATGGCCGAACTCGATCTGCAGGACGCAAATATAGCAAAACAAAAAGCTTTGTTAAATATATCTGCTAGTAGGCTCAAAATAGAGTCAGAAATTACAAGAGATATAGAGGCAGAAGGCCCTAATATAACTCCACAAAGAAGGTCAGAAATTAGAGCAGCAAGACAAGTAGAGTTAGCTAATCTAGATGCGGATGCTAAGCAAGCTACCTCACAATATGACGGTACAGTAGCAAAAATACAAAACGGATTAAAAACTTTAACAGATGAAGAAATTAGGCTTAATTCAGTAACTGATCGGATCGGCGAAGGCTTTCTAGGTATTGGAGATAAGATTAGCGAATTTGTTATGACTGGTAAAACCAGTTTCAAGGATTTAACTCAGTCACTAATTGCTGACTTGATAAAAATGGAATTACGCTTCCAAATGTCTCAGTTGTGGAACTCAGCCATGGGTCGCGCAACAGCTACTGGTGGTAGTCCTCTTGCTTTGCTTGTAAACGCAGGCGTTAAAGCATTTACTCGTAGTCCTGTTTCATTAGCTGATACGTCTAATCCGGTAACGGCAATTGGTTCTATGGTTAGTCCAACAGGCAATGCAAAAGGCAATGCATTTGACTATGGTATGCCAGTTCATGAGTTTGCCATGGGTGGTGCATTTACTAATTCTATAGTTGATAACCCTACCTTGTTTAAATTTGCTAAAGGTACTGGACTAATGGGTGAAGCCGGCCCAGAAGCTATTATGCCACTAAAACGTGATAGCAACGGTAATTTAGGGGTTAGAGCAGACGCTCCGCAAGCCAACGTACAGGTCGTAGTTAATAACAATGCACCAAACACACAAGCTAGCGCAAGAGAAACAGTAGACAGCCGAGGCAATCGTAAAATTGAAGTAGTAGTAGCAGATATGGTAGCTGGCGAAATGTTACGTAACGGATCTGGTTCCAACCAAGCAGTAAGAATGGCGACTGGAGTTCCTCAGCAGCCCATTAGGAGATAAAATTTATGGCAACAAATATAAATTGGCCTACTACTCTGCCGCAGCTACCTCAAAGAGGTTTTACAGAGACTGGTGGCATACTGGTAAGCAGAACCAGTATGACTGCTGGTCCTGCTAAACAGCGAAGAATAGGTACAAGACCAATAGTATTAGACTTAAACTATATGATGACCTCCTCCGAAGTAGCAACTCTAGAAACTTTTATTTTAAATACTATAAAAGGCGTGTATAGATTCAATTTGCCAAATCCCAGACTAAGTGAGGCAACGCAGCTAGCAGGTAATACAGGAGCTATTGTTACTTCCGAAGTACGTATAGTACCACAAGGGGACGGTCAGCTATATCAATTATCGCACATAGCTCCAGGATACTATAGTGTAACTATACAAGCTGAAATACTGCCTTAAGGATTGACATGGCTAGAAGTTTAAGTAATGTAGTTAAAGAGAGTCTGCTGTCGCCAAACAGCGACTCTCATATTATACTACTGATGACGCTTACAGGAGGGGGCATAACCACTCCTATTAGAATTTGTGATAGTTATCTACAAAGACTACCAGATTTAGCAGACACAGACCCACCAACACCTCCAAACGTAAGTTTAGATGGCGAAACACAACAAGACATATTATACGGTACTATAAGTAGAAGTAATAAGTTTGTATATCTGCCTATGCAGGTGTTACTACC